GCAGTTTCTTTGTAAGATTCATCTATCGTATCAATATAAAAAGATGTCTGCTTATCAAGCTGAACATCTGCAATTTGTTTTGTTACTAGATAAGACTTTGCTTTTAAATCTTCTGCACGAGTAATTCTTGATTTAAGCGCTAGTCCTGTGAGCCGCTTTTTAGCTTCTCTTTGCAAATCAGGGTTGCTGATATCTTTAGCTAATCTTCTAAGCTCAACTAATTCAGAAACAGGAACAGTTTCATTAAGCATTCTTTTTGCTTCATCATCTGTCAGTTCCGTTTGCTGCTTAGTTCTACTAAATAATTTAGCAATCTGTTTTGTTAAATATGATTGAGCTTGTTTGTATGCCTGTGCTACGACTTCCTCAAGCTGTTTAGCACCGTCATTTACTTTCTTTTCGGCTTTAATCGCTCTTTTTTGCCAGTAGTCAGACATTCTTTTTACTCCTCTACTATTACATGTTCAGGGTATTGTTCAGCTATTGAAACTATTCCATCATGAAGTATCTTAAGGCTTGCTAATTCTTTATCGGTTGGATCAAGTATAAAATATCCTTCATCACGCTCAAAAGTATTACCAAAGGATAACAATGCATTGGTAACTGTGATATATAAGACAGAAACCCCAGCACATACAATATCATTTCCAATATTTGCAAAGCCTGCATGACCAGTCACTTGATACCAATAAATTTGGTTGTTTTTCTTTTTGAACTTTACTGTAATCATTTATTACTAATACCAAGCATTCGAGTAGCTGCTTGCATAGCATCTGTTTTGTCAAATCCTTGTGTAATCAGCCCATAATAAAGATATTTATACATTTTTGCCAGGTCTTCGAATGCCTCTTTCATTTCAAGGTCTTTTAATTCATCAAGCTTATAGTCTTTTTGAATTTGTCCAGCCAAAGCTGCACTCATTTTACCAAGCATTTCAATAGTTTTGTCACTAAATTCAAATTCCATTTTATTTACCTTCATCTTTCTGTTTATTATTTCCATCTTTGCTGCCTTCCTCATTATCATCTGGTGGATCATCGAGATTAGAGTGGCTATCTTCTGACTGAATTCCCATAACTTTCTGATTCAACTTAATGTCCTCTTCTTTCTGTTTATTCATCATATCAATAATTCCTTGAGGATTATCAATATCATCAAGCCATCCCAAACTAACTAATAACGGCATAAATTCTTGGGAATCACGAATCTGTTGAATAATATCAGAACGATTAATTGGTAAATTAGGTTTGAATTTAATAACCGTACCTTCAGAATCTACGTTTTGTCCTTTTACATTCAAGATATTCTGTAAAAGTCTCAATCTCTGGATAATTCCATCTTCCAGATATCCAATTTTAATAGAAAGAACGAGCAAAAGCCCGAACAACTTATATTTCATTGCTTCTCCTGAAATATTTCCCGCGAATTGTTCATCATTTAAATTGGGAACATAGGTTGTCTTGTGAAAATCTCCTAATATTGAATCAGCTAATGTCTGAACTTCTGATTCAGTAAAAGTATTTGAAACAAATTCTGCTGTGGCACCCTCTTCTTTAGAAGGGGCTTGAACAACCATGCTTCCATTAATTTCAGCAGGTTTTTCTTCAGGTAAAGTAAAGCCATATAGAATCATAATTGCTTTTACAAAATTCTTTTTATCCTGAATACGATCAGTCTGCAAAATATTGTAACCATCAATTTGGGATAAATTCTGCTCATAATCCCCTTGTTTTTCCTCATTGTTCCTGAACTCAACTACCGGAACTTCTTGATAAAAGTGCTCTTTAAACTTAGGATTTTCCATTAAATTGGCTTGACTTAAACGCTTTGTTTTCGATACATAAGTGATTGTCCCTTGACTCGTATAAACGACGATATTCCAAAAGGTTTGACGTTTTAAATCCCGTTTTTTTATTAATCTAACCGCAAATAGTTTAGTTCGTTCAACAGTATCATCAACAACTACAAACATTCCTCTTGGGTCTATCCATGCTATCTTTGGTACCGTTTCAGGAACATTTGTATTTTCAGTTCCCGATTTTATTGCCAAATAATGTAATTCTAGACCAACTCCCATTGAGGAAAGGCCTTTTTCAAGTTCTTTATCATGTTTTTTTATCCTCATGGTATCCATAGCTTGTGTAATAGGCTCAATATTTTTTCCTTTTGCAGCTGTATATGAGATTGGAGCTCCAACGGTAAAACCTACCATCATATCCGTTACATACTTAGCATTATTTACGAAAACCTCGTCACGCTCATGCGGTGTAGTCCGAGGAATCTGATTTATTTTATGGGGTTTACCTTCATAATAATCAAAAAGCATTTGTAAGCGAGGGATTTCTTTTGCATGTTCTTCAATACAAAAGTTAATCACATCAAAACTTGGGTTATTAATATCTCCAGCAAATTCTCTGTCAATTGCTATTGCCATATTTCTCCTTTCTTTATTGCATCCAAGATGGGCGTTTAGTAATAGTTGCTTGTTTTGATGATCTCATATCTTCACTAAAAGCATACCTTGTAGCATCTATCGTATGGTTATCCTTATCTTCTAACCTTGGTTTAGGATTACCGTCTTTATCCACTTGATAGTCTATGTTTTCAAACTCCCAAGCTATTTTAGGAGTTCTTCGTGGGTCAATACAGATAAAATCTAAATCATCTAGCCATTGTTCGCCATATTCAACGCTATCAGGTCCTTTTTTAACGCCTTTAATGTGTGGAACATTGTGTTCAGTCTTCAGTTCAGCTATACTCTTAGGTTCAGCAGAATCAGCAAATATTGTATCACTAGAATAGTTTTTCTTGTGCAACCATTTCCCATATTCTCTATTACTTATTTTTTGACCATAAAGCTCGTCAATTGCATATATTCCATTCTTTTTCTTGTCATATTGCCACCTTACGTGAGCTAGTGGGTCAGTAGCATAACCAAAGTCAACTGCATTCCGGATATTATCAAAGTTTGCAACCATATCATCAGTAATTGAACCAGGCACAACTTGTAAATTATCAAATGGTACAACTCCAGAACCAATTGCTTTCCCTAAATATTCCCAATCATAGCGCCTTTCACTTCTAGCTTTAGTTGCTTCAGCTTCTTCTATGAACTCTTTAGAAATAAACGGGTTATTATGATAAGTAGAATGATGAACAAAAGTATTAGCTGGTTGAAATGATGATTCATATTTCTTATTTACCCATGATTGTTTGCGCTTTGGTGGGTTATAGGAATAGAAGAACTTATAAAAAAGACCATCATCTAATTCCCCACGTAAAAGTGAGTTAGTGATTGTCGTTACTTCGTCTTCACTTTTAAACTCTGCTAATTCTTCAATCCAACCAATTGCAAAAGGAAACTTACTATCTTTTAATGACTTAATTCGTTCAGGGTTTTGCGCCCCTCGGAATATCATATAGTTCCCACGTGGAATATAAGTAATTCTCAAGGGTGACTTATTGAACTTAAATAAATGGGTTACGCCTTGCTCTTCAATGGCCCACTTCATTTGCTCATAGATTGACTGCTCTAGCGTATTATCAACATAACGGATACCAACTGCATTAACCGCATATCTCATTAATAATTGAGTAATAATATGTGCAATGTCAGATGATTTACCTGAACCACGACCACCTTTTTCAACAATATTTAAGATATTACTATTTAAAGCAGCTCGCCAAGTAGATGCAAATGCTTTAGGAATGAACTCAGATAGTTTAGCCATCGTCATCACCTAAGTCATCAACGAACACAGGAGTTTCAGTTACCTCTATTTGTTGTTTGTCAGTGAATAAAGCATGGCGTTTACCTAGAAGCTCCGCAGCTTTCAGTCGCTCTTTTTCATCTGGTGGTTTTTCAATAAGTTTTGTTTTACTTAATCCGTCCCCGATAAATTCCGTTTGAACAACTGTAGAAATGGAATTACCACGCATTACAGAAGAGAGGTATTCTATGACTTACTGAGCATCAGCAGACCTTTCATTATGCATTTTTTCAAGCTGCTCATCTATATACTTTCGAACCTTAGCATTTCTTAGCAATTTGCTAGCATTAACTGCAGCAACTGAATCTTTCTTAACGTTAGGATAAGCAATTTTATAGGCTCTCGTGCCATTTAAGTCTTTCAAATATTCATCTGCAAAAATTCGTTGTTTATCTGTCATTTCATACCTCCCTCCTATCTGATTTGTGAATCCAACAATAAAAGGTTGCCCATTGGGCAACCTTTAATAAAATAGCCAGCGTTAACTGACTAATAAATAATTTAAATATTTTTCCATGCATCGGTATTAAGCAATACACTTGAATAGCAAGTCAGGGAGTCGAACCCTGACAAATACCATACTTGCCCCCTAGAGATTTGATGTAATTCAAATTCTTAACTTATTTTGAATTTTTAAATGAAGGATATTTATTCAAAAGAGCATTAAATTCATCACCACTAATATCATCTTGGATCGGTTTGATTTTACCTTGTGATTGCATTAATGCCAACTTATTGTAAATCAAGTTATCGTCACCTGTTGCACCACCACAAACAAATCGACCATTGTAAAGGTATCCTATTGAACCTTTTGCTCCACCAGTAACTACTTTAAAACGAATCATTTCTTCCTCCTCTGTTTCTGGGTCAGGATCATCTGTTCCTGTTCCATTTTGAATAATATTAATTGGATTTAGCCAAGTTCCATCATCTTTAAATGCTGATGATTGTGCTGAAAGCCAGTCTTTCTTTGTGATACCCAAGTGTAAATGACTTGTATTACGTGTGCCAATTACTTGCCCTAGAGTTACTGACTGTCCTACACTAACATTAATATTAGATGTACTTGTGCCAAATTCTTGATAGACAACATAATAGCCACTTGAATCTTTAGTTACAACCACTGTTCCCAGTGCCCCGTAACCTGCCGGAGCCCAACCAGCATATACTACTGTTCCAGCATGAACTGCTGCAATATTTGAGCCAGGGTATTTTGCTGAACCAAAGTCAAATCCATCATGGAAATAATCGCCATGTCCTGTACGATCATAGGTTGTCATACCAAATTGTTGACCTTCTTCGTAACCTTTATAGCCACCCGAAAAAGGCCATCCCCAATCATTTGCCATATCGTATCTTCTTTCTTGCTTATTCAGTTCAATTAAACTCGTCAGTTTAATCAACTGTAATTCCTAATATACAGCTGTATTAAATTTAGGAATGACTCAAAGCCGGAATCGAACCGACAGCAGTTTTGCTAGTCCAACTTCTGAGTCTTTATGAAGTATATCCAAACCGAATTAATTGATATTTTTTGCTTTTGCCTTTTACTTCATGCTACCATTATCGCATGTAAATCAGGAAATAAACGGGTTAAAAACGGGTCAAAAACGGAATGCGAAATCAGTCTAGAGTATCTCTCCATAGTCCATCCCTTAGAGTTTTTTTGAATCCTGCATATTGTTTCCTAGCAGCATCTTCATCTAAAAATACTCTTTGACCAACCTTGCACCAGGATAAACGATATTTGAATCGAGCGATAACAATTTCTTTTACTTTGGTTCCTTGAATAACATCCATTAGCTCATCAAGTGTTTGTTTTCTGTCTAGCATTTTTTGAAGTTCTTTGTCAGCTTCTTTAATCAAATAGTTGCGCTCTTGTGGTGCAGTGTTTGAACTACTCCCACCACTTCCGATTCTTTCCTCATGTTTCTCACGAGTGATCCAGCGTTCTCTTGAATTAATTTTAACTTGAAGCATTCCAGTCATATAGTCACTTAATAACAAATCTAATCTATCCGCCATTTAAAAGATTCCTCCGTCTGTGGTATAATAGTATTAGATACAATCATGCCGAAGCCCATTGCAGTGGGCTTTTTTGTTTACCATAAAATCTGAATGAATGATTTATAAGTCTTAATTCCTAAAAAATTCTCTCCGTGAATTTCTCTAAATGCTATGCTAAAACCATCACCGAGCTTCCCTTTTAAAAGGGAAGTTGTTTCTTTATTTCCTAGTCTCAACCTTAAATAACTATCATACTGATCGCTTACTTGAATTCTAAAACCTGTGTATCCTTTTTCGGCTGAAATTCTGATATTATTTTCTAAATTTGCTTTTTTATACCATCTCTCAAAC